TGCATAGTTGATGCTCGCATCCTTTGGGCTGCTTGTCGAATACACGCCTTGGCCTGCAGCAGATTCGGTTGATGCTTTGTTCAGGTTGAACTTTTGAATGTCATACAACGAGCCGTGATACGAATCGTCAACAAAGCCCATTGCCTTGGCTCGTTGCTCTGCCGTGTTGTTCTTCGGAAGCCCAAGCCCACCTTGCGATACAGGCAACGCCGCACGCTGCTGCGCCAGACGCAACGCTTCCTCCTGCGGGGCCTTGAACAGCGCCTTGGCGGCTTTCTTGATGATGCCACCGCCAGCCTTGTTGATGTCGGCCTCGTTGATGTCGTATGTGCCACGATTGCCGATGGCGGACTTGATCTGTTGAGGGTTAAAGGCAATGATTTCATCTCTGCCGTTAGAGTCCACAATTATTCCGTCGTGCCCTGCGGCTTTCAGGCTTCTTGTAAGAGATTTAATCTCTGCTTGGTCAGCAAGCATGCCCTTTTCTTTGGGCCAATAATATGGATTTTTCAACGAGACATAAATGGGCATGACATTTGGATTGTTGCCCTGCATTTCTTCTGGCCCACCCCAAAACTCAGCGTAATTGCTGGCGTTTTTTGGATTTGATGTCAGGTAAAACCCTTCGCCATACCACCCGGCATCTTTCTGTCCTATCTTGTTCGGATCAAACTCTTTAACATTCTTGTTGGTTCCGTGATAAAGGCGATCCTTTACCGCACTGTCTGCCAAGAACCGCTCAAGATTGGCGGCCGATTCAGCGGCTGGTAATACGGCTTGCTGCCCCTTTGGAAACAGCCCTTTGGCAGCCTTCTTCAGCAGGCCGCCGCCAGCCATGTTGATGTCCGGATCAGTGATGTCGTAGGTTCCGCGATTGCCAAGGGCGGATTTCACTTGCTCCGGTTGAAAGGCCAGCACCTCTTGAACATCGCCGTTTTTGTCGCGATAGACAACGCCATCAAATCCAGCGGACTTGATGTTTTCAATGTTGGATGGCTCCAGCGTCCAAGGCGATCCGCCGAACTTTTCAAAGTCTTTCTTCCAAGTCAACTCTGATGTGTACAACGGATTCTTGATCGATGAATACAGCGGCATGACATTCGTGCCGGTCGTGAATTTGTTCGAGGCGTTGCCGTACATGAAGCCCGGCCTATCCGGATCGACGCGAATGTTGTGCGCGGCAGGCTGGAATTCTTTGCTTGGTGTCATCCAGATTGCCGGGCCGCTACGCAATGGGTTGTCGCCTCCGGGCTTGAACTCGCTGAATGACTTCGGCGTTGCGTGATAAAGGCGATCCTTTACTGCGCTCTCCGCCAAGAACCGTTCGAGGTTGGCAGCAGACTCCGCAGCCGGCAGCACAGCCTGCTGACCCTTGGGCAGCACAGCCTTCAGCGCCTTCTTGACCGCACCGCCGCCGGCGTACTGCTCCGGCTGCTCTTCCTGCATGGCAGCGCCAGCGCCAATCGCCACAGGCGGCGCCACCTGATACAGCGGCATGCCCTTGGTCGTGATGTCCTCGCGCATCTGCGGGGTGATGTCGAAGGAGTGGACTGGGTTCACCCGCGTCTGGAATTGATTTATAAACATACGGCGTTGATACGGATTCATTTCTGCCGCTTCTTCTGCGGTGATGTAGCCCTCATCCACAGCTTCTTGAATATCGCGTAGCGGATTCTTTCTCGGCACAACCAAGTCATGTGTGCCGACCGTAACGCCGTATTTCTTGCCGTAATCGTTCAGGTATGAGGGCACGATCTGATCGTAAAAACCTGTCATGCCTTCGCCACCGACTTGCAGGTCAACACCAGACAAGGAGTTCATGTAATCCTTGCTTGATGTCATTGACGCCGGATCGTATCGGCCTTGTATTTCAACTCGTGCGCCTTCATTGTTTATGATTTTTTGAGCAACATCTTTCCCGACATGCCGCTCAAGCTCTGCCTCATCAAGAGCATCGCCAATCATGTGCCCTTGCCCTCGGGCTTGAGCTGATAGTTGATATGTGCCGTCCGGGTTTTTTTTGTACATCAACTGATCAACCTGTTTGCTCAGGTCATACCGCTTCGCCTGATCCGCTCCGGGCGTGATCACCACCTTGTCATAGCCGTTGCGCGCAGCATCATCGAGAAGGCGCTTCATCACCAGCTCGTGCCAGTTCTGCTTGAAGGGGGCGTCGGGTACAGCCCCACTTGTCGCGTTTGACTTGCCTTCCAAAGCCTTTGCCTCAGCGGCCTCCTTGGAGTAGCCGCCAGAAAATGTTCCATCCTCCCATACAACCTTGTATCCGCCCTGATCGTCCGGCTGCGCTACGCCTTTGATTCTTTGCGTTTCAGGCATGGCATAACCAAACTCCTTCGGCACCCGCTTGCTTGCCGTCTCTTTGTCTATGCCTTCCACTTCCATCAGACGCTTGATCTCATCCTTTCGAGCATCTCTTGCAGCCTGATGCCAGTCTGACTGGATCTCGTCAATCAACAGAATCTTCTTGCCCTTGTCGTAGTAGTCAGCAACGCGAGCATGAGCCAAGATATTCTTCTCATCAAAGTGTCCGCTCTCGTACATATCTGGCGTGCGCGGCAACGCAGCAAGCTCTTTCCGCAGCCTTGCAATTTCTTGTTCAGAATGGGCAATTCTTGGAATTTCATCGACACTTAGATGCGGAAACTTGGCCATGTGTTGGTTTGACCAACCTATGCCTTGATACAAATTCCTGATCTGATTAGACAGGTCTGCGTTTCTCTCTGCCGCCGGGTTTGGCAGGCGCAGCAGAATGTTGCGGCGATTCTCTCCGCCGGGCATTTGCCATTGCTCGTACTCTGTGGTGTCGGACTCCCTGTGCTGCACTTGCGGCGGCGGGTTTTCAGTTGCCAGCCGCTCCACATCCGTTTTGGTGACCTTGGTGTCCTTGGCTGCCTCCAGCGCTTTCTTGATGGCCGGCCGATCCTTCAGCTCCTTCGCCACGCCCTTGGTCTTCAGCAACTCGGCCAGCATCTGGGCGCCCGTGCCCGTGCCCTGCGTGATGTTGGCAATCGCCTGATCCACCGGCGAGTAGAACGGTTTTCCACGAGCGGCTTGCTCTCCGACCTTGCGTACCAGAGTTGATGCCAGCGGCCTCAGAGCTTTTTCCAGAGCCATCAGAGCGGCCTTTCTTCGACGATCAGATCATCGGCGCTGACTTCACCACCATCAGCGAACGGGATCACAAGGTTTACGCCAGCCTCGGACACGCCGCCGGTCAGCTTGCCGCCTTGTGGCTTGTAGACGCCACCGCCGACATACGGCTGCACGACGGCTGGGCCGACCGGGAAGTTAACCATCGCCCGGCCACCTACGCCAGTGCCGTACTTGTCGCCGCCGCCACCGCCAGTGAAGCGCATCCGGCGCAGGTAGTCTTCCATCCGCAGGCGTTCTTCGGCGCCAAGGTCCGGCAGGCTGCGGTCAACAGGCTGGCGCGACTGGCCACCCTCGGCTCTGTGGACGACGCCGCCACGGGCCATCTCAACATCACCAATGATGGCCGATGCCGGGATGATGAACTCGCTGGCGTCTTCCCCTTGCTGTGCGCGGACGCGGTAGCCGGGTTCGTAGGGCGTGCGCTTGGCTCTTCCCGTTTCCGGATCTTTGATCTGCTTCATGCCGCCACCACTGGTGTCGTACATGATCTGATTTCCCGCCCGGGTGCGCTCAAGGATTTCGTAGGGATTTCGGTTCTTGGCCGCGCTGTCCTTGGTGAACACGCGCTGACCCTTGTCGTACTTGTAATCGAAGCCTTCCATCATCTTGTTGGCCTCTGCCACACCCTCGCGGATACGGTCGCCCAGTGAGGTGTGGAAGTCTTGCAGCGTGGTCAGATCCTTGGCGGCAGTCACAGGCCTCGCCATGCCAGAGCTTTCTGCCGCCTTGCCAATGATTTGGCCGGCCTTTTTCATAATCCCACCGCCAGCTTTGTGGACGGGGCCGCCGGCCTTGTAGCCTTCTCTTGCTAAGTTCATCAAGTATTCGTGACTGACCAACTCGCGTGGAGTCGTTGCTGACAGATCTTTGTGGCCTATGGGCTGCGGCTTGCCGGCTTTGTTCAAGCGCCCCTCAAATCTTTTAACAAAAGTCGGGGCGGCAAGTTCAATCGGAGCTGGTTCAAATATCAAACCATAATCGGCGCCAGTCACTTGATATGGGAATGCTGCGTTGAGATCGGGACGATAGATGCTTTGATTGCTATCAATCGTCCACAGGCGGTTGCCTACGCCATAGGTTGGCGCGTTGATCAACAGCGGGTCTGTTTCTTCCCTCAGTATCCTGAACGCTTCTTGCGTTGCTTTCTCACCACGCTGCTCGCCGCCAATGGTCAGAGCTTGCGCTAGCAGCTTGCGCTGGTCAAAGGTCTTGGCGGCATCCAAGGCGTCCGGACGGCTGACATCAATACCCATTGGGAATACCAACTTTCCAGTCTTCGGATTGGTGGCACTGTTCAGCAAAGCGTTCATCTTCTCCGTCAACTCTGCTGATGGATTGGCTTTGCTATGCGCTTCATACATTTTCTCAACAACCACCGGGTTGCTCATGTGTTGAGTCTGTGAACCAATGAAGTTCGTCCAGATGGTGTCGGGCGTGTTGGCATTGATCAATCGAGTCGCATGGCTTGGCTTGCCCACGCCCCATGTCGTGCTTGCTTCTTGGTGCGGCTTGCTCGTCAATTGCAGCCCGGAGAATCCGGTGCCGCCTTTGTTTGGGCCAAACACTCTTGAGCGGTCAGCTTGAGTCAGGTTGAGATACTTGCCCTCGGAGCCAGACGCGCCAAGCGCCTCAGACATCCGCATGATGTCACTGGCATTCTTGGGGTTCGCATAGTCAACGCCCGGCACATACTTGGGCATCACGCCAGCCTTGGGGGCTGCCATCAGGTCAGTAACAAAATCAATCACTTTGCCGACACCTTTCCCCCTTTTTCCCAATCCGCCGACCGCCTTGCGCTGCACCTGCTTGTCCCACGCCTTGATCCGCATGGCGTCAGGCGACAGCTCCATCGGCGCCCGACCCGGACCCTCGCGCAGCATCAGCCGCGCCTTGTTGGCGTCCACATCCATCAGATTGGCCAGCGATCCCTGACCCACCAAGCCACGGTCGATCTCACTCTGGCCACGGCGCACCGCACCCTTTAACGCCCTCGTGGCGGCCGGCGTTGCCTTGATGGTTGAGTACGCGCCCGGCAGAACGCCAAGCCCAAGGCTCAAGGCGGCGCTCAACTTCTCGCCTTGCCGGAGATCTTCCATCGCCGCTCGACCCGCCTCTTCGACGCTGACCACCGTTCCGAGGAAAGGAACAAGATCTAGCGCACCGATCCCTATCTCATTGTGGCCGCTCGCCACACCAGAAAGCTCTCTTGCCCTGTTGCTGGGCGATCCGAGCTTGCGTAGCGCAGCCTGCATGCCAGCGTCGATCTGCTGCCGCCATGTCGGCTCGTATGCCTTGACGACCGCTGGCTCCCGCTCTTCCGGCTCTTCAGCTTCCGGCCGGGTTGCGCCAGTTCCGGACATGCGTTGCCGGCCGTATGCCGCCTTGCTGGCAGCCGCCAGCTCATCCTCGGTCGGCTGGTCAAACACCGACAGACCGCCGCCCAGCATATGCACCGGGCCGCCATCCTTGTAATTGGTCATGGCGTCGATCAGGTCCTGATGCGTGGTCTTGTCGCCGCCGATCTTGTCCCAGACCGCGTGGTGCGCCAGATGCTGGTAGTACGGATCGAGGGCGGGGTCAATCTTCAATCCCAGCGCCTCCTGACGGGCCGCCAAGCGATCAACGGCCTCCCGACCACCTGCACCCTTGCCACGGTTCAGCACGCTTGATGCTGAGGCCGTTGGCAGCGGCTCGCCGGCCGTGTGCAGGGCGATCTGCCGGGCATCGAAGGTCGGCAAGTCACCACGGCCAAGCATTGAGCCGATGAAGCCGGACTTGGAGCCGGCGATACCCTTCAGCCCCTCGGCGTAGTCCCGGTAGTCTTCGGGCGTGCCCATAATGGTCTGGTTCAGGCGCTTGGACATCTCCGGGATTGTCTGGGCGGCGTAAACCATCGACTCGCCCAGCGCATTCTGCTTGCCGAACGGGGAGAACTGGTACTGGATTTCGGCGATGGCCTTCTCATTCAGGTCGCCCTTCATGGCGGCGTCCAGATACTTCTGGCCAGCCTTTGATCCCAGCCATGTGGCAAAGGCACCCTCGGGTCGCACCATCTCTTCGGTGCGCGGCACTTTCAGGCCAGCCTTGGTTGCGGTCGAATGCGCCAGCCCTTGGCGGCCAATGCTCGATTGGGTGATCAGGTACGCCTTGAGCAGGTCACGCGCAGTCAGATCGCCGGCAGCGGCACGCTTGGCCTGCTCGGCCATGAACGAGCCATAGCCCTTCTGAATGTAGTCGGGGATTTCGGTCAGGCTCAGATCCTTGCTGACCGCCCCAAGCGGCCGCCACTGCCAATCTTGCAGCTTCGTACTAGGCGGGTCGATGAACTCCTTGACCGCCTTTGCGCCTTTACTGTACTTGGCCATGAGTTCCCCTAAACCGCATACGGATTCACTCGCTTCTTGCGAGTGTACAGATCGTCATCGTCGTCATCATACTCACGCTCGGGGTCAATATCAAGCCAGCCGGCGTCGCGCAGGTATCGCAAGGCCTGTGTGCAGGCATCGACATAGTCGTCATGCGTTGACTCGGGGAACGAACAGATCTGGCTGATCGCGCCCTCCGCCCAGTCCCTGACATAGCCCTTCTTCGTGCTGCTCTCCGGCACCCACACGCGCCCCGCTGCGATCACATTCGAGACGATGTTCAGGCGCTGCGTCTTGTCGGCCTTGCCGGGGTTGTATGCACGCACAGGCAGGTGGGCGCGCTGCAGGTCTTGGATCAGCGAGATGCCGGCGCTCTTGTCTTCCACGAGGATCAGGTCGATGCGCTTGCCCTCCTTGCCCTCGCCGTAGGAGATCTTGTACTCCTCAATGACCTTGGGTCGCAGGTCGGGGTACTGGAGCTTCTCCTGCCAGCAGTCGATGATGAGGGCGGACATCGGCCCGTCGGTCGGTTTGAAGATGCCGAAGGTGATACAGGCGGTCGGGTCGCTATGCGTCCGGTCGGTCGCGGCGCAGTCATAGCTTTGCAAAATGTACTCGAACTTGGGAAGCGCCTTGCCGGCCGGCCAGAGCTTGAAGTGCTCGCGCTTGACGATGCCGCCGTCCTCGGGGTCGATGAGCTCGGCGTAAATCTCCTGCCGCCCGATCTTCGTTCCCTCGTATGAGAGGATCTGCTTCTTGAAGTTCTCCGACAGGTTGTCGATGTTGGCGTAAGTTGAGGCGGTGGTCAGCGCCACATCGTCGCCCTCGCGGCCGATCAGCTCGATCACCAGATCCTTCGGCCTCGGGGTCGTGGTGCAGATGATGTGCGTCTTCTTGCCCAGCCGGACGCCGAACTGGATCTGATCCCACGCCTCCTGTAAATAATCCCATGCGGCTAATTCATCACACCACGCGCCGTGGAACTGTGGCCCCCGGAATCGCTCAGGCTCAGAGGCCGGGATGCCTTTGATCAGCGAGCCGTTGATTAGCTTCAGCTCATGCAGAGCCTTGTTGTAGTCCTCGATCAGCGGCGCCGGGATCACCGACAACAAACCGGAGTCGCCCTCGAAGCATGTCGAGCGCACATCCGAGCTGGTCGGCGCGGCCACGAGCCAGCGGGTACCGGGCTGCCTCCATGCCCACCAGCCGATCTGCTCGGCCGCCGTCCGGGTCTTGCCGGCTCCCCGCCCCGCTAGAAGCAGCCAGATCGACCACCAGTCACCGTGAGGCAGGATCTGGTGCTTGTGTGCCTTCTTGAGCCACTTGGCTCGCCAGAGCCACGCTAAACGGTACTGCGGGTCGAGCTGCTCGAACTGGGCCTTGACCTCGGGGTCGGCCAGCACACTGAGGTCAGTCAACGGCCTTGCTCAACTCAAGATTGACCAGAAGCTCCTCAAAGAACTGCTCGGCCTTGACATTGGCCTCGAGGTGAATGGGGTTCTTTTCGTCCCCCGCCAGCGCAAGCCGGTCGCCGTACCGCTTTGGATCCCACTTGGCCAAGAGCTTTAGCCGGGTCTCAATCCGCAGCTTCCTGTGCCCCAGCATGTCCTGCTTCGTGACCGTCTGGCCGTTCGGCCCCACCGATTCGGTCAGCCCCCACTCGGGATTGTCGGCGATCAGCAGGCATTCCTCGGCGATGGCCTCGTACCCTTGATTTCTCGCGTGCGCGATGCGTTCGGAAAGAACGGCATCCTTTGCAGCCCACGCATAGATCGCTGTCCACGCCGGCATATGCTCATCCCGGCAGATCTGTCTCAGGGGCTCCCCGTTGGAGAGTCTCTCGCATATCTCAGCGGCTAACTCAGGGGTGTACTTGGATGGTCGCCCAATTTTCTTGGGCACTGGCTGGTCTGATTTCGGC